CCGCGATGGACCGCGGTTAGAAGGGATGTGAATCATGGCGAAGACAAGCGGTATCGGCTGGACCACGCTCAACGTGGACCTGTCCGACGGCACCACCGTCACCGATATCCGGAACGACGTCACCAACATGCAGTTCGCGACTCCGCGCGCTGTCACCGACGTGACCGGCATCGACAAGAGCGCGATCGAGCGGCTGCTGCTGCTCGCCGATTTCTCCATCACGCTGAACGGCCAGTGGAACTCCACGGGCGTGCACCTGGTGCTGAGGACCGTGCCGTCCACGTCGGTGGCGCGGACCACGACGCTCGGCGTGGCGGGCGTCACCCTGCCCAACGAGGTGCTCTACACCGACTACTCGATCACCAGGGCTGCGGGCGGCGACCTGAACTGGTCCTCGCCGGGCGTGCTGGCCAACGGCGTCGTGCCGACCTGGGCCTAGCTCCCGCCTGACGAAGGAGGGACCATGACCAAGGCTGCCGGGCTTGCCTGGACCACGATGAGCGTCGATACGGTCGGCGGCGTGCTGACCGACATCCGCAACGACTGCACCAACCTGCAGTTCGCCACGCCGCGGGCGGCCAGCGACGTGACCGGGCTGGACGTGCAGGCGATCGAGCGGATCCTGCTGCTGGCCGATTTCACCATCACGCTGAACGGCCAGTACAACCCGACCGGGGTGCACCAGGTGCTGAAGACGGTGACCTCGACCGCGGTGCTCCGCTCGACCGCGATGACCGTCAACGGCACCAGCCTGAACAACGAGGTGCTCTACACCGACTACACGGTGACCCGGGCCCAGGGCGGCGACCTGAACTGGACGGCAGCCGGGTCGCTCGCCGACGGCACCGTGCCCCTGTGGACCTGACGTGGCTGCACTGGGCGCAATGGCTGCCAGCCGCGCTGTGGCTGGCTAAGGAGATTCACATGGGCTACAAGCGGAAGCCGAGGCAGTACCGGCTGAAGTTCGCGGACGAGGACATGGAGGGCTTCGAGTGCCTGTGCAAGTCGGTGACCGTGGACCAGTTCGTGGGGATGTCCCAGCAGGCCGCGGGGATAGCCGTCGGCGAGGTGTCCGGCGTGGAGTCGATGTTCGAGCTGCTCACTGACTCGATCATCTCCTGGAACCTGGAGGAGGACGACGACACGCCGGTTCCCGTCGCCTGGGCGATCTGCCGTGAGTCGCGCAAGCCCGGCGAGCCGGGCAAGCCGTGCCCCGACCACAAACCTGAGGACCCGGGCGATCCGGGCAAGCCCTGCGATTACACCGGGCTGTGCGCCCAGGACATCGAGTTCACCATGGCGATCTTGATGGGCTGGATGAACGCTATCGCGTCGGTGCCGCCCCCTTTGCAAGGCGGCTTGAGCAATGGCGGGATTCCCCAGGAGGTGTCAGCCCAGCTGGCGAGCTTGTCACAGAGCCTGCCGAACTCGCCGAAGCCCGGCTGATCCTGCGCATCTGCCGGGAGTTCCACAAGCTGCCCAGCCAGGTGCGGGCCGAGGACGCGGAGATAATCCGGCTGCTGAAGATCGAGGAGACGGGCACCCGGCCGGAGGAGAGAGGAGGTGATCAGCAATTCCCAACATCGTAGAAGTCACCGTCCGGATCAGGGACGACACCAAGACCGGGCTGGATGCCGCTGAGCGGGCCAGCAAGTCCACGGCGGACAAGATCGGGGAGCATTTCAAGACCCTGGGCACCAGCCTGGGCAAGGGCGGCGGCCTGCTCGCGGCCGGGGGCGGCCTGATGTCCATGGCCGCCCCGATCGGCGCGGCCGGGATTGCCATGGGTGCCTTCGGCGCGGTCGCCATGCCCGTGCTGTCCAAGGTCAACGACGCGAGCACCAAGCTCAAGGCGGCCCAGCTCGCCTACACCAACGCAGTGACCAACAAGCAGCGGCAGACCGCGCTGCTGCAGGAGAAGCAGGCGACCGAGGGCCTGAGCGGCGCGCAGAAGGGCATGCTGGGCAACTGGCAGCAGCTGTCTGCCGCGTTCGAGAAGGTGCAGCAGGCGGTAACCCCGATGATCAGCAGCGTGGTCAGCGTGGTGGCCAAGATGGCCACGGCCCTGCTGCCCGCCCTGCAGTCGCTGGCCCAGGCCGGCGGTAAGGTGCTGCTCCAGCTGCTGAACCCGCTGCTGGCCCTGATCAAGTCCCCGGTCTTCGCCCAGTTCATCGCCCAGGTCTCGGAGTTCGCCACGAAGGCAGGCGCGGTGCTCGGCCCCGTCCTGGCCAGCCTGCTCAAGTCCTTCATGCAGCTGTTCATCCAGCTGCTGCCCCCGGGGCTGCAGCTGCTGCAGGCCCTCGGCACGCTGATCACCGCGCTGCTGCCCGCGCTGACCCCGGTGATCGTCGTGATGGCCAAGCTGCTCGCCGGGTTCGTGTCCTTCCTGGCCCAGAAGAACCTGCTGATCCCGTTCCTCGGCGCGCTGGCCCTGGCGTTCCTGGCGCTGTCCACCGCCAGCGGCATCGGCGCGGTCACCATCGCGGTCACCGTGCTGGTGGCCGCCATCGTGTGGATGGTCAAGAACTGGAGCAAGGTCTGGGCTGAGGTCAAGTCCATCGCCGCCGACGCCTGGCACTTCATCCACGACGGCTGGGGCAAATTCCTGTTCCCGGCCCTGTACCTGATGGTCACCGTGATCATCTGGGTGGCCAAGAACTGGAAGCAGATCTGGGGCGACCTGAGGCAGTGGATCTGGAACGACTTCCTGCTCAAGATCTACAACTTCTTCGTCAAGACCCTGCCCAGCTGGTGGGATGCCTCGCTCGCATTCCTGCGGCTATTCGCGAAGGCGAACAAGGCCGCATTCACCGACCTGAAAAACTGGATCTGGAACGACTTCCTGCTCAAGATCTACAACTTCTTCGTGAAGACCCTGCCGCAGTGGTGGGATACGGCGTCCGGCTTCGTTAATACCCGGCTCGTGCAGCCCTGGAAGAACCTGCTCCAGGGCACCTGGAACTGGATTTACGGCACCTTCTACGTCAATATCAGGAACCTGTTCACCAAGACCCTGCCGGATGCGTTCCGCTTGGCAGTGACCTCCATTTCCAATGCCTGGAAGGCGGTCGCCAATGCCGTCCGGAGTCCTGTGAACTGGGTTATCCGGTACGTGATCAACGACGGCGTGATCAAGGGGTTCGACTGGATCTCCGGTAAGGTCGGCGGCCCGCATATCACCAACGTGGGGGAGATTCCCAGGTTCGCCGTCGGCGGGAAAGTCAACCGGGGCACGCACAGTACGGCTGATGACGTCCTGGCCAGGGTCTCCCGGGACGAGACAGTGGTGTCCGCAGCGCACAGCAGGATCCTGGCCCCGCTGTTCGCCCGGCTCGGCGTGCCCGGCTACGCATCCGGCGGCATCCCGGTAAAGGGCGGCCTGCCTGCCCTGGCCGGCGGCACGACCTGGCCGCAGCTCTGGGCCTGGGTGCAGTCCAGCGGCATTCCTAACCTGTCCCTGACTTCGACAATCAGCGGGAGCCACGCTAACCAGAGCTACCACTACCTCGGCGAGGCGATCGACGTCGGCGGGCCCGATGTCGGCTCGACCAACCCGGGCTCGCCGATGAACCGCCTGTACCAGTGGATTTACAGCCACCACCACAACTCCAACGAGCTGATCCACTGGCCCTATGGCGGCATTAAAGACGGCAAAGACGTGTCAGGGTCCTTCTGGGGAGCGACGACCTGGAACCAGCACAGGAACCACGTCCACTGGGCGATGGCCAGCCTGGGCGGCCCCGGCATCCTGGGCCAGGCTCTCAACCTGGGAAAGGCTGGCCTCGGTGCCGTCGTCCGCACGATCGGGGACATCATCGGCGGCATGGGGCTGGGCAAGTGGGCCAAGGTGGGGCTCGACCTGGCGCATGGCGATGTCGGCGGGGCGAGCCGGGCGTTCGGGGACCTGGTACCTCACGTCGGCGGCACTAACTTCATCGCCGGGCTGATGCGGGCCGTGCCGGTCAAGCTCATCAGCACCGCGATGAAGTTCCTGGCCGGCAAGATGAAGAGCTTCGTAGCCGGGCAGCAGAGCAGCGGCAGCGCGGCCGGCGTCGCGCCAGCGGGCGCGGGTGAGCTGGCGTGGATCAAGGCCCTCATGTCCAGCCTGGGCGCGCCGGCGTCGGCGGCTAACATCGCCTCGCTGACGCACTGGATCGCCCGGGAGAC